GTGAAGCAATTACAACTAAGTCTGCCTTAGCATATCAAATGAAAAAGATTAAGGAAGAACATCTTGATGCAGAACCAAGACTTTATTATCATGATGAAGTAGCATGGTCTGTTGGTGAACAAGATGCTGACAGAGTATTAGAAATTCTTATCGAATCATTTGCTGAAGGTCCTAAAACAGTTGGCGTAAATATTATGGCTGGTGAAGGTACTATCGGTAATAACTATGCGGAGGTACACTAATGATTAAAAGTATTCCAATAACACAAGACTTTATTGATCAACGAGATATTCGTGCAGAAAAATATAATCCTAATGGTCGTAGTCTTGAAAAATTAAAGCTTGATATTGAATGTGAAGTTTATGAATGGCATCAAATAAAAACAGGACACTGGGAAGAACACCCATCTTGGAAAGTTGATGGCACATTTAAAGGTATTAATATTGACGTAAAGTTTATTAAAACCTGGTACAATATACCAATAAAGAAAATGATTTACTTACTACAGCAAAGAGATACTACTCATGAATTCTTTTTCTGTGAATGGCATTCAAGACCTGAACGATTATTAGAATCAGGTGATGAAGTTAAAGTAAATACACTTGGCATACTACAATACTGGGATCTAGTAGATTTAATTAAACCATCTAGATTTAATGGATTTTATGCAGACGTAAGAAAGGCGTTAGGATAATGACAAATAAAAATATTAATATGTTTGTAGATACGGATTCTATATTCTTTAAGATTGCGTATAATGCAAAGACTGAAAATGAATTACGTAAAAGTTTTAATACTTTTTGTAATACAATGGAACTAAGCATTAAAGAAAAACTTTCTAATCCTTTTGATGAAGAAGAAAACTTTTCTGTTTTATATGCTATTAAAGGTTTAAATAATTTTCGTAAAGAATTATCCGGAGATTACAAAGCTAAACGACCTGAGCTAGATCAAGATATAAAAGATCGCTTAAACTTTTTGCATAAGCATGCAGTAAAGAAGGGAGCTATTGAAGCTACTGGTATGGAAGCAGATGATTTAGTTTCTATATGGGCATACGAAGCACGTGAAAGAAAAGAACAGTACGTAATTTGTGGTATTGATAAAGACTTATTACAAATTCCAGGTAATCATTATAACTATAACAAAGATACTTGGCAATTTATAGGTGATGAAGCTGCACATTATAATTTAATGATACAATGTTTAACTGGTGATAGTACAGATAATATCATGGGACTAAAAGGTATTGGTCCTAAGAAAGCTGCAAAGTTACTTGATGGTTTATCTAGTGCTGATCTATGGCCTAAGGTTCAAGACCTTTGGAAAGAACATGGTTATCATCATGAACAATGTTTAGTTAGCTATAACTTGTTACGTATGTTAACGACATGGGAAGAATATGAAAAAGTTAAAACATACATTCAAAATAAAACCTCTGTCCGCAAATCAAATGACATACAGAAACAAAGCAATAAAGCAAATTAAATATATTGAATATCAAAATGATTTACGGGATGAAATGAAGGGAGTAAAATGGATATTCTCTTCTCATCCTGTTTCATTTAAAATTATTGCTGGGTTTTCAAATAAAGCTGCGGATTTAGATAATGTAATAAAACCTTTGTTCGATACTTATCAAGGTATCTTTGAAGAGTTCAATGATAATAAAGTTTATTATGCTGAACTACATAAAAAGATTGTACCTAAAGGTGAAGAGTATTTAACAGTTGAAGTGAAAGAATATAAAAATGAAAAATTATAAACAAACGGAATGTCCGAAGTGCGATTCATCAGATGCATTTACAATTTATGAAGATGGCGCTTATTGTTTTTCCTGTAATTATTCAACAAATAAAGTTAACAATAACAATAACTTAGTTAAAGAAAGTCAATCTAATATGTTAGAAGAAATAAAAGATTTAAATAGCTTTGCAATTACGTCAAGAGGTATATCAAAACAAATTGTAGATCACTTTGGAATTAAGATGTCAGTAAATCCTGATGGCTCTGGTGGTTCACATTTTTATCCATACACTAATAAGTATGATGGTAAAGTAATTGCATGGAAAGAAAGAAAATTACCTAAAGATTTTATTATACATGGTAACTTTACTAACGTAGAATTATTTGGTCAAGCCTCTGCAACAGGTGGTAAGACGCTTGTTATTACTGAAGGTGAGTTAGATGCATGTGCAGTAGCTCAAGCATTTTTATCAAAGTATAATAAAATATATTCTGTTGTAGCTATACCTAGCGCATCTGGATGCAATACATTATTGCAAGAAAGAGAATGGGTACAAAAGTTTGATAGTGTTATACTATTCTTTGATCAAGATGAAGCTGGTAAGAAAGCTATTGAAAAAGCTGCAAAGATTATCGGCGCTGGTAAAGTTAAAGTAGCAAAGCTATTAGAGAAAGATCCTTGTGAACAACTATTAAAGCATGGATTCCAATCTTTAATTGATAGCTACTGGTCAGCACAAACCTGGTCGCCAGCTGGTATTATAACTGGTGAATCAATATGGGAACAATACAAAGAAAGACAATCAACTAAGTCTTTACCTTATCCCGATTGTTTGAAAGGATTAAATGATAAACTAAAAGGTATACGACATGGCGAGATTACGTTGTTCACTAGCGGTACTGGTTCTGGTAAAAGTACTGTTGTCAAAGAAATTATCTTGGACTTACTTCACAAGACTGAGGATAAGATTGGTCTCATATCTCTTGAAGAAAGTGTCGGTGATACAGCCGAAAAATTCATCGACATGGTACTTAAACGGGGAACACGGGAAACTGTTGAGCCTACGCAGCAAGAACGAGACGCTTACCTGGAAGTATTTGGAAATGAGAACCTTGTACTCCTCGACCATCAAGGATCTGTCGGAGACTCTTCGTTAATAGATAAGATAGAATATATGGCATTGATGGGTTGTAAATATCTTATCCTAGATCATATTACTATTGCAGTATCCGAAGGTACTGAAGGTTTATCTGGTAACGAAGCAGTTGATAAAGTTATGTCAGACTTACTTAAGATTGTAAAGAAACATAATGTATGGCTATGTTTGATTTCTCATTTACGTAAAGCACCTGGTGGTGGTACATCATTTGAAGAGGGTAAGCTTGCATCTATTGATGATATTAAAGGTTCAGGTTCTATCAAACAAATATCATTTGATATTGTAACCTTTGCTAGAAACTTAGTATCTGAAGATCCAACAGAAAGAAATACAATTAAGTTTAGAGTTCTTAAATCTAGATTTACTGGTCTTACGGGATCCGCTGGTGGTGCTATTTACAATCCAGATACTGGTAGATTAGCTTCTTCTAACACTGATTTTGTGAGCGTTTAAATGCCTGATAATATGTTACAATTTAATAAGAAAACCAGGTACGATTATTTGTACCTGGATATTGCGCAATGTATAACAAAGATGTCTTTTGATAGACACACAAAAGTTGGTGCTATTATTGTAAAAGATAATAACATATTAGCTTTTGGATTTAATGGTATGCCAGCTGGTATGGATAATGAATGTAAAGATTCTAAAGGAAAAACTAAACCTGAAGTTATTCATGCCGAAGCAAATGCTATTTGTAAAGTAGCTAGAACAACTGGCAGCTGTGAAGGTGCTACTATATACTGTACTCATGCACCATGTATTGAATGTTGTAAACTTATATTACAGAGTGGTATTAAAAGAGTTGTATATAAACACGCACATTTACAAAGCTGGTTTGAAAATAGTCCAGATGTATTAAGAGAAAATAATATTGAAGTAGATCATCTAACATAAAGGATTAGTATGGAGACACAATTAAAATATTTAGAGAATAAAATTGTAAAATCTAAAGCGCATATTGCTTGTAGCTTATTAAAGAATGTCTCTTCAGATAACTTAAAATCTTATTTAGTATTTACTATGGATACTATACAACAACACTTTACTAGGAATAGTACTCGAGGAAATAAATCATATCAAGGTGAAGCTAACTTAACGCATTTAAGTATAGCAGTTGGTTCTTTTATATTAGATGAAATTAAATATTCTAATAAAGACCACGCACCTTGGGATTGGTTTAGACTAAGAGCTATGATGGGTGATTTATTTATAGAAGCTTTCTATCAAACGCATCAAATTAATATTGGTAAAACTAAAGAAAATAATTTTATACCAGTAGAAAATTTAGATCGAAGTCTTAAAAGAAGTAGAGCTCATTATATTGTTACACCCGAATTATGGAATTTAATTATTCCTGATAGTAGAAGAGACTTATTACGAGGTACAACTTTTGAAAAGCCTAAAGATATTGATAGCTTAATTCAAAGCGAAACTTTAAAACCTGTTATTAAAGGCTGGGATTATAGTAGACGTAATGAATTTAATAAGCATATTAATAATAATTTTATTAAGAGTATGAATGTACTACAGCAAACTTCTTGGAAAATAAATACAGAAGTAAGAAGTATATTACATATTAATCGTAATAAATTATTAAATCAATATAAAGCATTTCCAAAGAAATACAAATCAAAAATTATAGAATTTGATTTAACTATGGCAAGAGCGGATACGATAAAAGAAGAAGCAT